GGATGGTACCTACCGCACGCTCCACACCATAGTGTTCGCATCGCAGGCAGCGGGGCGGGGCTCAAAACGAGCGAGAGCGAGAGTGTGAGCATTATCTCCGCAAAAAATTTTTTCGCTTTCCCTGCAGAGCCTTCCATTAACTTTGTTAACAGTTGTGTCGTTACTTCGTAAGCTGAGTGGGAGGGAGGCCAAAAGTAGGTTAATAACTTTTTTCGTAAGTCGTTTATTTTGTTTAGGTTTTACGCTTGACTCGGCCTGCGGCCTGTGCTATGCTGATCGTGTATCGATGGGACTGGTGTATCTAGCAGAGGCTCGCGTTATGAACGTTGAGAGATACTGCGTCGTTTGTGGGATGGGCTCTTCGAGGGATGATTGGCAAGGGGTGGCGAATCCCGCCTGTGACAATCACTCACCCGAGGAAGTTAAGGCTGCTGTTCCAGCGAAGGCCCCAGCACCCAACGCTGCAAAGAAGGCCCCACCCCCTCCGCCCGCGCCGCCTCCCGCGGAATAGACATGAAAGTAACGTCACAGAAAGCGGTCAACCAGCAATACGCCAAGACCCACATCAAGATTCCTCAGATTGCTCGCTGGCGCATTGCAGGGATTAGTGATACGAAGATTCAACAGCTTCTGGGGATGTCCTCGAGTGGTCTGGCCCAGATACTTGCCACGCAAGAGTATCGAGACTATGAAGCGGCTTTGCTGAACGGCCATCTGTCAGCAATGGATCGTGCTCTTGCGGGCAAGGTTGAAGCGATACATCAAGAGCTGCGGCAAGCTGTTCCTGCTGCGCTCAGGTTCCTGGTGGATGCTGTGACACAACGGCGCGACATGCGAACTGCATTTATGGCTGCTCGCGAGATCCTGGATCGCGACCCCGACCATACTCTGCCTGCAGCCAAAGCTGACGAGTCTATAGCGCCTGGAGTACCGAGCGCTGTCATTGAAGCGGCTGCCGAAGAAGGCAATAAGATTGCTCAGACTTACGACGCTAAAAAGGCGGTGAACTAATGCCTAGCTTTCCATCTCCAAGTGCTCAGCCCAAGATGCACGTCGGTAAGGCCAATCGTCCGAAGCGTACTGCTGACAATGGCGAGGGCCTCGACCGGCATATCCCCCGCGAGTATCCGCTCACCGACGAATTCGCCTCGCACGAGATCCCTGGCTTTGCGACACGCCGTGCGAACACGAACAACAAATCAGGCTTCAATGTCGCACCAGCTCATCCGCCGGCGGGTCGTCTCGCACAGCCACCTCCGTACTCCCCGTGCCGGGGCTACGGACGCGAAGTGGGGCGTGACGAAGATGAAACGTCGGCGGATACAGCCACGGCGAATAAGACCAAGCTAGTCAAGAAGGAAGGGAAGAATCCCGGTATTGGCTCGAAGATAATGTCGGGAGTGCGTCAAGGAGCGATGGCTGGGATACAGAACCCAGCGCAGGTGCAGACACAGAGGAATCCGCTGCTGACAGCTAAACAGAGTCCAGAGTACTAAGTGCAGAGCTTCAGTCCAGTTCTTGTAGCGCACGACGACGCGCCAGCGCTCAAGCTCGCCAAGATGCGCGTTAACTCCTTGGGCTCTCTCTACTACTTTATCAAAATCGTTCTTAAGCGCCGCCGTCTCACCGACACACTTCACAAGCCGTGGTGCCGTTCTTTGGAGCGTGATCACCTCAAGGATGTCTACGAACTCCCTCGTGATCACTTCAAATCTACGATATGCTCCGAGGGATTCCCGATGTGGCGTTCGCTTCCCTTCTCGGACTCTGACGAAGTTGCATTTAGAAACCTCGGCTATGACGACGAGTTCGTAGCGTTCATGAAGCGGATGCATCGTCGTGACAGTCGTAACTTACTCGTATGCGAGAACATAACCAATGCGTCGAAGCTTGGAAATCGTATCTCAGGCCATTACGAAAGCAATCCTCACTTCCGTGTCCTATTTCCTGAAGTTCTTCCTGACTCCTCTTGTCCTTGGTCAAACTTTTCACTTCGACATAAACGAAGTTCAGGGGCCGAACCCCACGGAGAGGGAACCTTTGATTTTCTCGGCGTCGGTGGCGCCCTACAGTCTCGACACTACAACGGACTCATTATCCAAGACGACCTCGTCGGTCGAAAGGCTATCGAGTCTGTTTCAATCATGGAAAAAACGATCGACTACCACAGAATAGTCGTAGGTGCGTTCGAGATGCCTGATGAGGATACTCATGAGAATGATGAGTTTATTGTCGGCAATCGTTGGTCTTTTCGCGACCTTAACTCTCACATTCGCGAGTTTGAGCCTTGGTTTAAGGTTGTTACTCATAGCGCTCTTGGTGGCTGCTGCCCTGAGCATTCTGCTGACGTACCTATATTCCCCGAGGAGTTTTCCTTCGAGAAGCTGGAGACATGGCGCCGCCGTCTCGGTACCTACCACTTCAGTTGTCAGTTTCTCAATAACCCTGCTGCTCCAGAGAATGCGGACTTTCATGAGGAGTGGCTTAATTACTATCACATCGAAGAGGGAAATGAGAAGAATGGCTTCAAGAGATTGATCAAGCACGAGGTAAAGGATGGCATTGTACGCAAAGACATCCCGGTGTCACATCTTCGAATCGGCATGGCAATTGATCCAAATCACAGCGGGAACCAAGGTCTCGGTCGTTGCAGACACGCTATTGTCGTTGTCGGGGAGTCTGCCGCGGGACATTTCTATCTCCTTGATTGGTGGACCAAAGCTTCGTCATACGATGAGTTTTATGCCAAGATTCTCGACCTTGCGGATGAGTGGAAACTCACCAAGGTCGGGCTTGAGACGATCGCCGCTCAAAAGTACATCGGTGATCATCTCAGCTTTCTATGTCGACTACGTGGGAGGCGCTTAAGTATTATAGAGTTGAGGGGCGAGGTCGAAGGTCCTGACGGTGAACTCACGAGGAAGAAAGAATGGCGCATTCGTAACGTCCTCGCCCCGGTCTTTGAGTATGGCCGATTCTTTACACAGCGACGCTTCCAAGACTTCCTAGGTGAGTATACAACCTTTCCGAAAGGCCGCTACGTCGATGGTCTTGACGCCTTGGCGTACATCCCTCAGCTGATAAAACAGCCTCAGTCTTACGAGCATTATCTCCAGAGCTTGCTCGCGAATCAGAGGGGTGCGTCGAGAGTCAACCAGCCGTACTCGGTAGAGGTGCATTGATGCCTAAGAAACTCATGGACTGCGTCCGGAAGGTTAAGGCCAAGAAGGGTGGCAAGAAGGTAAATCCCTGGGCCGTCTGTGTTGCAAGCACGGGATTGAAGCCTCATAAGAAGGGGAAAAAGTGACTAAGGAACAGATGAGGAAGCTCGCGCCGTGGCTAGAGAACGGACTTTGTCTCTTCACCGTTTACCTCATGATGGGAGTAGCTCTGTGGAGTAATGGCTGCGGTATCCACGGTTATCATTGGGCTTCTTACGGTCCTGGAGATACGTCAGCCGGAGATGTGACTCACGCTTCCGACGGTGGTGCCAGAGTCGTTGTACCGAACAAACTTCCTGATCCTCCCCGAGCCACCTATCGTGTCGTCGAGACTCCGGAAGGAGGTCGAGCGTTGCTCAACGACCTACGCTTCACGCCCGGCGAAATACGAACTACGAATCGTGCCCTGGTCTGTTCACAGTCAACAAAGACGATTCGTAAGCCCGGCCTTCAAGAGGTTTACGTACTCTACGGAGCGACTAAGAAGCCCGGCATTTGCTGTGAGATCGATCACTTAATAAGCCTCGAGCTTGGCGGAGCCAACACGCTTCAAAACGAATGGCCCCAACCCTACGAGCCACGCCCTGGAGCCCATGAAAAGGACGAGGTTGAGAACTGGCTCCATAAGCAAGTCTGTGAAGGTTCAATGCCGTTGGAGTCAGCGCAGAACCGCATCGCGACGAATTGGTATGCTGTTTATCAGGAGATGCAAAAGGGGAAGAAGTGAGCGTAGCTTCGATCATTACAAGTATTGTCACGGGAGGCGTAGGCGACGCTTTCCAGAAGATCGTTGGTGCTTTCAAGGTTCCACCCGAACAGGCGCTCGCAGCTCAGGTTGAGATTGAGAAGATTCAGCTCGAGATGCAGGGGAAGCTCATTGATCAGATCACAGCGCAGATCGAAGTTGACAAGGTTGAGGCCTCGAGTAAGAGTGTGTTCGTTGCGGGTTGGAGGCCGGCTATCGGATGGATTTGTGGTGCAGGCCTCGCTACGCAATTTATTATCGGACCGATGTCGACGTGGATAGCTGCTTTGGCGAAGCATCCGATTGCGTTCCCTCCGCTTGATCTAGGATCGCTCATGACGCTCTTGCTCGGTATGCTTGGCCTCGGCGCGATGCGTACAGTCGAGAAAGTGAACGCGGCTCCAGGGACCTCGGGGCTTAAATAGGAGGATTTGTGCTCAAAGCCGTTTTGATTAGTCTAGTTGCGGGAGGCGTTACAACGAGTCTCTTTGAATATTTCTTCAAGTACAATCTCGTTGGCTCTGTTGTTGGAATCTTTAAGAAAAGCGAAACTGCGGTTAAGACCGAGGTCAAGAAGCTCTAGTGCCTGACGATATCATTCTCGCGAAGCTCTCTCCGGAGAAGAAAGAGGCTCTCCGTCGTTACTTGAAGGATCGTGTCCGTGAGCTTAAGGATTCGATGAAGGAGCTTTATGAAGAGAAAGTCGTCAAGTGGCGTGCCGCTTACGAGGCGAGACCCAGAGAAGTCACGCGGCAGTTCCCATTCCAAAACGCCTCTAATCTGGTTATCCCCCTCATTGCGATCCATACTGACACGCTCCACGCTCAACTTATGGCAGCCATTTTTAAGACCGATCCAATTGTCGTTGCCAAAGTCCTCGGAGATTTTGGAGAAAAAGGCGACGCCTACAAAGAAGCCTACGAAGAGTTCATGCAGTTCGTCGGTATTGAGCCGGAGGAGCTAGACCTTTATCGAGTCTATAATGAGGGGATGCGTGAGTGTATCAAGTATGGGATGATTACATTCAAGTGTCCCTGGGATAATCAAACGCGAGACTTCATGCTCCCTGGCGGTGACGGTACGGGGTCTCCCAGAGACTTCCTTACGAAGACGATCTACGAAGGCCCACGGCCTGAGAAGTTGCCTTTTTCCTCCTTCCTGTTCCCCGTCTTGTCGAAGCGTATCGAGGACATGCGTATTAAGGTCCACAAGCGCATCATGCTCGAGGACGATCTACTCGAACGTAAGTTCACGGACGTTTACGAGCGTGAGGCTGTAGAATCGATCCTCAAGACTCCTGACCGTACGTATCCGACCGGTGAGCAGTCTCAGAAAGAGGAGACCCTGGGCGCGCGAACTGTCGCTGCGTACGGTCATAAGGAATGGGACATGTACGAGTGCTACGTTCAGTGGCGCTATGAGGATGAGGCATTTGCTCCTCGTATGATCGTCACCTACCATGAGAAGAGCGATACGATCGCTCGCGTAGCGTGGGACAACTTCGAGAAGGAGTGGTTCGTTGGCGCTCGGATGGCATCTCGCGATGACATGTACGCAGGCTATGGCTTTGCGGAGTCGCTGTGGATGTTTCAAGAAGGTGCGTCGGAGACGTATAATGGATATCGTGACAACCAGACTGTGGCTAATACCCGAGTTTGGAGAGTCCATCCAGACTCCAAGCTCCATCAAGGGTATCGAATATATCCGTCTGCGATGCTTCCCGCCGACAAGGATGAGATCGAGGCTCTCGCTCATGGAGATGTTAGCAACATCAACCTCGACGAGTTGCGTCTTCTCCTTGAGCTCGCCGAACGACGATCCGGAGTAAGTCCACCTCAGCAGGGGATGGGCGCCGGCGTCATGACTGGTAAGCGAGGTATCTACAGCGCGATGGGTACTCTTGCGATTATGCAAGAAGGTAACTCGCGTAAAGACCTCAACGTCTCGGACATGCGTGATGCACACGTTCGATTGATGCGTTTGGTGACGTATCAATACGATCGATTCGGTCGTGATAGTAAGTTTCAGCAGAAGCGTCTTGAGCTTTTCGGTGAGCAGCAGGGTGCGTTAATCAAAGAGGCGTTGAGCATGATTGCTCAGCGTAAGATTGGACTGCCTTGCTACTCCTCGACAGCATCTGTCAACAAGGAAGTTGAGAAGCAAAACGACGTGATGATGTCGCAAGTGATGGCTCGTCACTATCAAATGATCGCGACGCTCCTCGGCCAGATGCAGAGTCAAATGACTCCTCCTCAAGTCAAGGAATACTTCGCTGAGGTTATCGTCGCGTCAAATGCTTTGATGAAGAAATTGCTCAAACATTTTGGCTATGACGAGGTTGGACGCCTTGTCCCTGAGCCTAAGAAGGAGCCGCCTCGTGCCCAACAACAGCCCCAACCTCAGCCCCAACTTCCCGCACCAGGGCAACCTGCTCAGCCCCAAGGCCCGACTCCTCCAACATTCGGTAGGAGTCCTGAAATGGTTGGAATCCCCGGAGGGACGCCTATTCAGTGAGTGGATTCAGGATATGCGGATGCGGGAGTATAGGCATTTGATGGAGTCCAAGGACACAGCCGAGATCTTTAGATCTCAAGGAGCAGTAGGCATTCTCGACGTTATAAAGAACATCGCACAGGATTTGAAGGAGTACCAGAGAGATGTTCTCGCTGGTAGAGTACAGCCCATTAGAGAGGAGCAATCAAGTGGCAACGTGGTTTGATAAGGTCAAAGAAAAAAAGAGCGGTGACATCCCGGAGATGTTCAAGGACAAGTCCGAGGATGATATCGTCAAGCTGATGAAGGAGGCTGCGGCTGCGAAAGATCAAGTCGCGACTCTCGTTGAGAAGGACAAAGAAAACGAGAAGGCCGTCGATAAGATTCGTACGGAGTTTGAGTCTATGCGCGCACGGCTCGTAGCAGCGGAAGCCAAGGCTGCGCCAGCCGTGAAGAAGGAAGATCGAGAGCCTGCAAACTTCGTCGAGAATCCTACTGAGGCGTTCAACGAACACAACGCCCCGACGCTCAACCTTACGGTCCAGACGGCGGTCACAACGGCTCGGATGCTCGCACAGCAGCAGCTTTTGAACCAAGACGCTGTCACGAAGACTGTCGATGGCCGTTTGTTTCAAGCCTGGGCCTCCGAGCTTGATGCTGAGTCCAAGAAGTATCCGATGATTACCCTGGTCAAGAGCGAAGCTTGGCTCGGTATCTTCTACTACCTCAAGGGATTGCACGCGGATGAGCTTCGCGATCCTGAGCAGCGTAAGAAGAAGTATCCCTTCCTCGAGCCTGCTGCACAGAGCGACGGCGGGAAGCCTCCCGAAGAGACAAAAAAGACCGGCGCCGAGTCTCTTACCGACGAAGAAAAAAATGTCGCCGATAAGATGAAGGTCAGCTACGAGAACTATGCGAAGCGAAAAGCAGCAATGAATATTTCAGGAGCTTAAAATGTCAGAGCCCACTATAACGAACAAAAACTTACCTCCTTCGCAACAAGCGGCACCGGGCGGAAAGGGACCCGTCCTCCCTCCGCCCGGTCCCGTAGTTGCTGCAATTCCTTGGGATGACATTGAGGCAAGGCCTCTCCGTGCACCTAGCGTCACGAACCTGTTCCCGGTGAATCCGAACCTCTGCCTCTACTTCGGGAACAGAGCTGTCGGCGAGCGGGAATCGACAATGCGCTATGACCAGCTTGTTTCGATGGGCTTTATCCCTGCGAAGCCCGAAGACGTCTACTGGGTTAACCCTGAGAATGGCAAGAGGATGCCCTGTCCTACGTCGCTTTGTCGAGATGGTCGTATTATGAATGGAGATACGATCCTCTTGAAGATCGGACGTCGGGAGTACGTCGGAGCACTCAAATGGAATGCAGAGAGTGCTGCACGCCGCGTCCGTCGTTTTGGAACAGTCACGACTACCCCTGGGGGTACGAATGTAAAGTCCGACGGTGGACGCGGTTCGTCTGGTAGTGCCTTCACAGGGATTCCTCAGAGAGTTAAGACGCACGAGGGTAGGACTGGAGTCGTACAGGCGTACGTCCCTCCCATCGTAGAGTCTGATCTGCGTACCGCCGATAACTCGGGTATACCGGCGACGGTGAATCTTGCGGATAGTGATGAAGTAGCACGAGCGCTTCGAGCGAAGCCTCCCGAGACCTAAAGAGTTTGTGGCGCGCCCCCGTCACAATTATTAACAAAGTTAACGAAAGGAGAATCAATTGGCTTCAAGTGAAATACACTCGGTCCAGACGGTATCAGGCAATCAGCCTCGTATCCGAAGGATCATTGAGGAAGCCGGTCAGACGTTCCTTCCGGGAACCCCGGTTCAAGTAGCGGCAGGTGACGGGGGACTCAAGGCTTGGGACGGAACCACGATCGCTCGTGGTATCGCCGGCTTCTCTAAGGAGTTCGGAAATAACCTCGCAGCTCTGGGGGTGATTCCGACTGCCTCTGTCCCTGGTGTGCAGCCATCTGCGAGTTCGGTTCCCTTCGAGCCGTCGGCGGTTAGCATTACAAGACCATTCTTTAGAGACGGTCGACAAGGCTTTGAGGTCGCGGTGGAGGACACCGTTTTCCTCGGCCAGGTCGGTCCAGCTCAGACAGCTTTGGCTACTGACATCGGTGTTCAATACGGCATGACAATCGACGCCGACAACCATTGGTTCGTTGACAAGACGAAACTCACGGTCGGTACGAATACGGTCTTGACGATCGTAAAGCTCGACCCTAATGATCAATCCGCGACGCCTCGTGGTGTCTACTTCGTAATCACGACTGGCGCTCAGCAGCTCATCGCATAAAGGAGCCGACCAGATATGACAATGGTTCGTGGGCAATTTGCCCAGTTGATGGCTCCTGGCCTACACGATGAGTTCCTTCATTGGGTAGACCTCCTCCAGCGAGACGAAGAGTACTCGCACATCTTCCACGTCGAAACATCGAAGATGGCATACGAAGATGAAGTTGAGTTCGCCGGTCTGCCTCCACTCGTGGAGAAGCCGGAAGGCGAAGCCATTTCATACAGCGATGCCATTCAAGGCGGCTCGAAGCGGTACCTGCACTTGACCTACGGTCTGGGAGTAAGAGCTAGCTTTGAACTCTACGAAGATGACCAGTACAACGTCATTAACCAAGTGCCGAAAGCCCTAGCGAGGAGTGCACATTTCGTTAAAGAACAACAGTCTTTTAACGTCCTCAATCTCGGATTTACGACAGTTACTACGACTGATGGGCTCTCGCTATTCAACACGAGCCACCCGCTTCTGGGCGGCCCTGCTGCTACTTCTGTGGCTCCCGGTGTTGCTAATATCATTGCTTCGGCTGGGACTTATCCGAATAGGCCGACTGTTGACGTCGATCTTTCGTTCACGGCGATCCAGCTGATGGTCAACTTCTTTGAGCGTCTTCCGGACTCTCAAGGTCTGCCGATTACGATTAAGCCTCGCACGGTCGTGATTCCGCCTGAGCTGAAGTGGATCGCTCGAGAAATACTTGGCTCACCACACAAGCCGTATACATCGGACAACGAAATCAATGCGATCCTCGCTGAGGATTTGCAGTATTTCGTCTGTCATTACCTAACGAGTCAGAGTGCCTGGTTCGTCTTGGCGGATAAGGAAGCTCACCGGCTCAAGTATTTCGTCCGTCACGAACTGGACGAGGACTTCGCTGATGACTTCGACACCCGCTCAATCAAACAGGTTTCGTTCATGCGTATCAGTGTGGGCGCAACTGTCTGGGAAGGAACGTTCGGCTCGAACGGTCCATAGCTATGGCGCTTTCAGTGGAGCAGTTCAAGAAGTTGCACGACGGGGAGGTCACGGAGATTAAGGACGCGACCTCCCGCTTCACGCACGAGTTTAAGTGTAAGTGCGGAGTCGAAGGGAAGTTTTACTCTAAGGAAGATGCGGAGAAGTACAGGCAGTTTCACTTCGACCGGAAGCAAATGCGTCCTTTTTAGATGCCAAACCCATCACGCACGGCTTTGATTGGTGATCCTTGGCACCGTTGTGACATCTGTAACTGGGACTATCGTACTTCCATGTTACGACGTCAACCGGGCTTACGCCGAGGTTTATTGGTCTGTCCAAAGTGCTGGGACGATCCACTGACGTTTAATCGAGACTACCTAATTCAAGAACAGCTCTCACAGAGCGCAGACCAAGAAATGCAAGTTGCTGATATCCTCCAGCAGCCAGTCAATGAGAATGACAATGAACGAGGATAAATTTAGGTGCTTCGCACCTCCTCTGGACGGGGCTGTTCCATAGGATAAGTTCGGAGTCATCCGCCGAACGCGGAGCACCAAGGTTTCGGTCAAGTTAGAAGCGGGTGCAACGCCCGACTCAATCCAAGGAGGATTGTAGACATGCCACATACTCAGTCAAGGTATCAACAGGATTTAGGTTTTCCAGACGGTAAGATAAGAGGCTCCGCGGGAGATATTATCTTTACTGGAGCTACGCTTGCCGTCACGCGCGTCGCTCCAGGAGTCTGGGCGATTGTTCTCGGAACCCCTGCGGCTCAGACGAACACGTTCGCGCTGAACGTCTCGAACCAAATCCTTCGGCGTACAGGCTTTGGTGAGGATTTGCAAGAGCAGTTTGGTGGTACAGGAATTCCTGCCTCGGCTCAGCCTCAGGTCTATCGGCCTGACGCCATCCCGTCGATGAATACGGCGCAGCAGATTCAGCCTCGTACAGCACAGAAGGTCAAGGGCTACAAACTTCTGTCTTTCGACGTCGCCTACCTACTTGGTGTCGCTGCTGCGTCATCGAACACATGTCGTGTCGATCAATCGGTATTTGTGAACAACGTCGCAATCACGACTACGTCGGTACTCGCTTCTGGAGCCAACGGCCTTCAGACAGCTACGCAAGCGAACCCCTATGTAACTAGCGTCGCGATTCCAGCCGCTCAGCAGATTTACAGAACGGTCGCTGACACCGATCTTTGGATTGAAGTAGCAATCGCCGGAGCCGCGACAACGACGCTCACGTTCTACGGTATTGACTGCTTCGTTGAGTACAACTACAACTAGGAGGCTCTATGTCCCTCCAATTTTGTCCTGTCTGCGGCCGTGCCTCACAACGGGCGTCCTGGAACAAGTCTGGGAACGTCAATGGTACTAGCTACGTCGCGTGCGATTTTCACTCCGACGCTCTCATTGTAATGTCGATCCTGGACATGGGCGGAGTCCCCGCGAGCACTCAGGTGTTTCCAGCTCAGAGCGGTAAACAACGAAAAACGATTAACGACACTGGAGGCGCGTAATGGCGAACGATGTTAGCGCTCGTAGTTGGTTTATAGACACGGCTGGCGCCGGGACTCTCCTCGGCAAGGGTAATAACCAGGTCTATGTCAAATTCATCGAGGTCGTTGGTGGAGCAGCTGGGACGATTGGCAATCCGATGGCGACCGTCCAAGACCAGAATGCCAAGCCGATCATTACTTCCCTTTACCAGACAGCGAACGCTGGAGAAATTCAAACGTACAACCTCGAGAATTGGTTCGAGAATATCATCGTCCCGACTCTCGGGACTGGTGTTACTCTAAGAATCCACGTAAAGTGAGGAAACATGCCTCCTAGTCTAAGCGAAGCGGCGAGTTATTTTGCGCCGTTGATTACAGAACTGCTCGACAAATGCGACCAAGCGGGCGTAGCCTGTCGTATCGTCGATATCGGACGCTCCTCAGCTGAGCAGCAGGTAAAGATCAGCACGGGTGTGTCTTGGACGCAAAACTCCAAGCACCTGCCTCAGCCTCCCGAACAGCTCAGCGAAGCTGTCGATATCGTTCCGTTGGTCGTGCTCAATGAGCACAAGCCAGACTGGGACCCAGGTAATGAAGCCTGGCAGGTCATTGGGCGGGTCGGGAAGGAACTTGGCCTTCGCTGGGGCGGCGATTGGCAGAAGCATCCCGACCCTTCCCATTTCGAGTATGTTCATCCTCAGATCGTTACGGACCCCGAGATACAGACATAATGGGAAGATTCTTAATACTGAGCGAAGCTGGGAATGCGGCTGGCCTGTCGATCCGATTGGAGACCGAAGGTCACGAGCCGCAGGTCTGGATTCGTGCGCTCGACGCCGACGATTTAGGCAAGAACATCATCAAGCGAGCTAAGGAGTGGCGTCAGGCTCAGACAATCATCGCAGATGTAAACAACTTCGGGCCTCTGCTTGACATCTTCCGGGACAACGGACTGCATGTGTTCGGCGGAAGCTGTTTCGCGGACAAGCTCGAATGTGATAGGCAGTATGCCGAGGAGGTGATGCAAGAAGTAGGGATCGACGTTCCCAAGTCTGTAAGGGCTAATTCTTGGGAAGAAGCGTCGAAAGCAGTAGACAAATTGGGCAATGCTGACGGAAAAGTAGTAATCAAGCCGGAGGGCGACCTTTCAGGGGTCGTCCCTTCGGTTTGTGCGAAGAGTCTTGAGGACGCACACTCGACGCTTGAGCGGTTCGAAAAGGCGAGCAGCGGCTCCGAGGTCAACGTTACGATCCAAGAGTTTATCGAGGGTCTTGCGATCTCGACTGAGGGCTTTTTCAATGGCGAACAGTGGATTGAGGGAATGTTCAACCACACGCTCGAGAATAAGAAGTCACTGAACGATGATCTTGGACACACGACGGGCTGCGCCGGCAATGTCGTATGGCCTACCGACTCGAAAGATCCGCTTGTGAAACAAACGTTAACAAAGTTAACAAAAGTGTTGGAGGAGCACCGCTATGTCGGGCCGTTTGATATCAACTGTGTGGTCAACGAAGATTCTGTATACGGCCTTGAGTTTACGCCTCGCTTCGGTTATGATGCTTTCCCGACGCTTCTTTATACTCTGTTCGACGATGACTTTGGCGCTTTCGTCGACGCTGCTTGCATGGGCTCCGGTCTTGATGGACATCTTAGAGGAGGTTTTGGGGTAGGCCTCCGTCTCATTGTGCCGCCTCCTCTGTCGAGTCATGTTACGAGCGATCCGGTGTTTATTCGTGGGCTTGAGAAGCTCGAGGACTTAGACCATTTCTACCCTTACGACGTTCTGTTTACCGAGGCCGGAGAGCTACGCTCTGGCAAGGGACACGGAAGCCTTGGCGTCTTGAATCATCACGGTGAGACTATTGGCGAAGCCTTCGCACGATTGTACGAGCTGGTATCGAGGATCGAGGTTCCGAACCTGCAATTCCGAACGGATCTCTGCGAGGTATTTCAGAAGGAGTTTAGGCAGCTTCAGGAAGTCATGCGTGGCGAAGAGGATGAAGGATGGATCGGTGTTGATCTTGATGCAACGCTTGCGGAGTACGGCGGGTGGTCTGACGAGATCGGGGAGCCGATTAGGAAGATGGTGGAGCGAGTCAGGAGATGGATTAACGAAGGTAAGGAAGTCCGCATCTTGACTGCACGCGGAACCGTCGGCTCGATGAACGAGAAGTACACACAGCTCGTTAAGATCTACGACTGGATCAAAGAGCATATCGGTTCCCCGATCGAGGTTACGTGTCAGAAAGATCCGAAGATGATCCGTCTCTACGATGATCGTGTAGTCAAAGTAGAAGCAAACGAGGGCGTCCTTGCCAACTAACGTTTTTGACAATACGTTCCCGCCGGATACTCAAGCTGCGAATCAGCTCGGCTTGGATATTCGTAATTTTAAGCTGGACATTCAAGAGCGCATGGCTCTTATCAGTGGGCTGTTCGCTGGTCGTTGGAACCCAGGAGCGGACACTCAGCCAGCGAAGTGGACGGGCTTACTTTACTTCGCTACGGACACGAACCAGCTTTTCCAATGGACTGGTGCAGCATGGGTTCAGCTTAGCTTCTTGAGCGATATCGTTGCAAGCGTCAGCTTGGCAGGTCAGAACGCAGCTATCCCTCTTACGACGTTGTATACCGTCCCTGGAGGTGCAGCGGGTCTTTATAGAGCTTCTGTCAAGCTCACACTGACGGCTGCTGGTACGGGAGGTATTATAAAGCCAGTTCTGAACTGGACTAATCCCGGTGGAGCCGCTTCGAGTAATAGTCCAGGACTGTCTGCGGCTGGTGCTCTTGGCTCTGAAGCTGACATGTTGATCCAGGGAGCTGGTGCTGCTGTTTCTTCTTGTGGGACGACGATGGATGTCGTCGGTGCGACGAACATACAATACTCCGTGACCTTTTCTGGAGTTACAGGTACTCCTGTATATAGTCTTAAAGCGAGATTGGAGTTCTTAGGCTAATGCCTAGCGTTCAAGATCGGATGCAGACGCGGTCCGAGGAGCTTTACGAAGCGCCGATTACTGGTCCGTTTGGAGGAGTGCAGAGTGAGCTTCCGCTTACGGAGATTGAGCAGTACGGCTTTGCAGACTGTCGTAACTTCTTGTTGCGTAAGGGCTTTGCCTCGGTACGTCCTGGATTTACTCCGTTGCCGGCGTTTCCTGTCCCTACGAACGAACCCATCAATGGGATAGCGGATTTCTTCAATATCAATGGGCAGCACATTCAGGCTGTCATAACGCCGACTCGCCTGCTCCAGTTTATTGCTGGGAATTGGGTGAACATCACCGGACCAGGTTTTACCGGAACTGTTACTCAACTCTTTGACTGGGATGCTCTAAACTACAAGCTGTGCTTCTCTCAGGGCGTAGACAAACTGTTCACCTGGGACGGCGTCGCTGCCACCTACGTTCAGGTCGCTGCGGCACAGCCTTTGAAGTACATGGCCGAGATTGGCCTACATCTCGTCGGAGTGAACCCTGCAACGCCGCAGCGGTATTACTTCACGGGGATCGGTGACCCAACAGACTGGACGTCGTTTAGCTCAGGTCTAAATGACGTGGTAGGCAATCTCGGTCCTATCAATGGTTTGTTGAAGTTAGGGCAGTACGGCTTTGGGTTTCACCAGAACGGCATTATACAGATTATTCCTACAGGAATTGGAACGGCTCCCTTCATCTTCCCGAGCGTAGCTAACGCTCAGATTGGGCCGATCGCTCCCTATAGCCTCGTCCATTTCGATGATCAGGGAATGGAAATGGCTGCGTATCTTGGAGTTGACAATGTATACGTTTTTAACCAATCCTCTGTCGAACCCATCGGAGATCGACCTATCGGAGATCGCAAGAGGCTCGGCGCTCGCTCCAGGATACTGGCCGATGTGCAATCTGCCGATCCTCGAACTATCTACGCAGCCTTCACCTATTCAATTAACGGACAAGCCTTTCGAGCTTATTGGCTCGCCATTCCCAACGTAAGCGTTTGGGTCTATAACTTTGATGAGGGCAATTGGACGAATTTTGCATACAACAAGACGATCGTAACGATGGGGAACTTCTTTAAGAACTCTACGATCCGAATCATCGATCTTGTAGGAAGGATTTTGGATCAAACATGGACACCAGCAACTTTACAATTCAACAACCCCTTCGAGGGCTTCTTGCTTGGCTTCAACGACGGTACACCGGGCTACGTCGATTTTACAAACTACTCCGAGGTAGCAGCACAAATAGTTTCTGGGAAGATTATCTTCGGGGATGCAAGGCATCGCCATACTACGAGGAAGTATCGACTACGCATCGTGGACCAGGGAGCGGCGACTTACACGATCACGCTCGTAAATGAGAAGGGACAAAGCGAAGCTCATTCGTTCACTATCGGGAACGGAAGCGGCGATGTATTGTCATACATTCAGGAGTTCAAGATACCGTCGCTTCGTGTCCAGTGGACTGTGTCCGTACCCGCTGGACAGCCTGGGGCTATCGTAGAGTTCAGCCCCTACTACGATATTGGTGGCGAGCAGCGTGGAGGGAGTCTGGAGAATTGAGAGCTATACCGAATCTCGACTTTACGTCAGCGAAGTTAACTGAGACGTGGCTTCGGCTTTTCGTGGAGATGGTAAAGAAGGTTTACCAGAATCTCACGAACGTAATCAACGGTAACTTGGGCTTCGGCGACGGTACAAACGCTGACAATATCAACGGAGTCTGGTCGAACGTAATAGCTCCCGGAGCGCCGAATACAGATTTTACTATAACTCATAACCTAGGGAGGATTCCGGTGGGTTACTGGGTCATGCAAGCAGACAGAGCAACAGATATATATACAGGATCGGTAGCCGCGACCAAGACGCAGCTTACGCTTCGATCCTCTGTAGCGAGTGCTGTTCTACGAATTTTCGTTGTGTGTCTCATCCTGAGCCTCTTGACTTTCGGTGCTACGGCTCAGACCACAAACCTTACGATTCAGGTTACTGATGCTAGCAGTCAGACCTGGAACAATGGAACATGGTCGGTTGTTTTGGTTAGTCCTCCCGGAGTTGTTCCCTTCGGGCCTCCATTTTTCCTCTTTGGGACAACGACTCCAGTGCCGGGACAGACACAGAGTGGATCGTTAAACGCGACTGGCGCTGCGACGATGACACTTACGCAGAACTCAGGAATCTTGCCATCTCTTTCTCAGTGGAGATTCCTGGTCTGTCCTAACGCGACTTCGGTGTGTTTCACACAATTTATTACTGTCACAGCCGTGACTACTGCGACTATAACGCCTCCGGCTATAATAGTTCAACCCGGTCCCGGACCTTTGGCTCAGTCGTATGCCGATGGCCAAGTTCAGGGAACAGCGATCGGGAACAGATACTACAACGTGACTTCGGCGAAGGAGCGCGTCTGCACAGTAGTCACCGCAGGTGTCTGCACGACTTGGGTCGATGGAGGCTCTGGGGCCGCTGGAGCAGCGGCAGGCGTACCAATCCAAACCCAAGTCAACAACGGCGGCGGACCTCCCAACGTCTTCGGCGGCGCCGGCTGCCAAACCTTCGCGAATAAAGATACCGGGCCGATCAATATGAATTGCAATGCGGCTCCGCTAAATTCAGCAAACTTTGACCTCAAGCCTGCCACGAGCGATGCGGCTCAGTATGTATCTGTAAATGGCAACGACACTTTCGATGGTTTGTCTTGGGGCACGGCAAAAACCACAATAGCTGCTGCGTGTGCGGCTTTGCCGAGCGGTAATTCCAACTGTACGACAGGAAGTGGAACGATCTACAGTTCCGGCACAACCGTATTCCTGCCATCTGGAACAACACCGGGGATTACACTCCGTATTCTAAGCAATATCGGAGAAGCGAGCAGCGGCCCGACTCCAAACGGAATTGATATTCGCACATTTGGAGGAAGAGCGGTGACTTACGTGCCCAACACGATCACCGTTACGACGAATGGAACTAGCACGATCACGACGACAGGGATTTCTGATTTTAAGGTTGGAGATGGTCTAGTGATCGGAGCGGCTGCCGCAGCAACTTCGCAATCTACCCCCGGCGCTCCAACAGCCGCCGTAATCGGTGCGACTGGAGCATCGTCAGTGTCCTACAAGTGCATCGGCATTGACGCAAAGTGGGGACTATCAGCAGCAAGTGCTTCAGTAACGACGACGACTGTGCCAACCGTATTCGGGACGGTGGCTACACATATTTCGAGCGCGACGTGGGCTGCGAATGTTGTGACCGTGAACACATCGAGTGCGATGCCGTTCAATACAGGCACGTTTCATGTCATGGTCGCCAATATCATATCAGGTGGTAACCAGATCGGTGGCATTCGCAACGCTACGATAGTCAACTCCACGCAGTTTACATACAGCCTGACGGGGTCGGGAACAGTCACAATCTCGTCGGATTCCAATGTGATGTTTGTGAATGCATTCGTGCTGACGCAGGTTTCCGAAACTGTCGGAAGCAATCTAATTGTTTTGACGACGGATGTCAACCATAACTTCCAGCAACAGCTTCCAAATCAGAGGCCGACTAAAATCTACATCGAGGGTATTAGTTTTGCGGGAGAAGTCAATCCTGGCTATGCCAATGGCCCTTTCACGATTACTTCTGTCACATCGAACACGATAACGATTCAGACTCCCTATACGGCCACGCTGACGGAAAATGCTACGGCAAGTTTCGCGTTAAGCACTTCAAGAGTAAATCCCGCACAGATGACAGCTATCGTTTGGCCGGAGATCTTAGTAACTTGCCCAGCCAACACTGATAACACTCCATCTACCGGAGCGAAACAGTATGCGGTTTATGCCGACTACGGGGGTGGCTTCGCGCAGATAGGTATAACGCTCTACAATCATTCGATCTTTATGGACATGGGGCCTGCTTGGACGCAAAGCGGGTTTGTTCCTCCTCCAGCCATGAACCTTCCTGCAACGCCTCCGGTGGCGGCACAGAACCAGGCATTTGAAGCTCAGATCATTGCGATCAATGGGACAACACTGACTCTGGATCGAGCAGTCCCTCAATCGCTGACAAGTGTCACCGGTTATCACTCGAATGGAATCGCACTTCTTAACGCGATTAACGAATCCTGTCAGAGTGTGAGCGGCGCAAATAACGCCAATCGTTTTCCTGTCTACATTCCTGCTCCTGCATCTGGCCAGCAGTTTGTCTTCAACGCTCCGTTGGATTTCGCGACCGGATCAAATTCCTGCAATGCGATCTCGATAAGTGATGCGGGGGCATTGCTGGTCAACGGAACTTTCACCAATTCTCTTGGAACGGTCGAAATAAGAAAACCGGATTCAGGATTCAATACAGGAGTGTCCGGTGGTACGCCTGGAGGCGTTGTAAGTTGGATAGGCTACGGTAATCCGATGATTGCCGCCTCAGCGAGCGCATGGAACATAACCGGAATCTCATTCACGAGTTATAGCAACGGACAGAATTGCGTCGTTGGGATAGGCCCCAACGGGAAAATGGAGAGAAGCGCATTCCAGACAAACGGTTCACAGATGGCATCAATTCCGCTTGTGATTTCGGGCGGAGGGTTTCAAACTCGCCTGCGTGATATGAGCCTTAGCAGTTCGGTCAATCTTTCTCCGACTCAACCTCTCGTCTGTTCTCCCAACGGGCAATGCGGGCAACTGATGTGGTGGCCAGTTCCTGTCGCAGAGCTTGTTGCTGGCTCTGGAGGTTTTTTGCCGAACCTCTTGATCTTAGACGGCATGAACTATGGTAACGACACGGCTTTTCTCGCCAGCAATTTGTATACCCAAACTGGCGTCCAGTCTCAGATGGCAGGGATAATTCTTAGAGGATACCAGACGTTTCAACTCCCTTTTCAGCCCTTGTTGACGATAGAAGGCAACATCGCTATCCGACGCGTTGAAATTACCGACTCCCAGATGGACTCTCTGAACATGCCCATGACGGCAAACATCGGCGCTGGAGCCAACGGCCAGTTGTGGTTGCATCAGGGATATACAGCGAATCTAAACACTACGACTCAAGCGCTTACAGGAACACCTTACAGGAGCGTTCTTGAATTTGGCGAGAATCCTGTCCAGACTCCGACTTCTACGATCAACGATACGTTTATAAACGTGACCGGGATGCATACGACACAGCCATTCTATGCGAATAGCGCGGTAGTCACTACGCAAACGGCCTACGAAAACTGCAACCGGGCGGACGGAGCAATTGACTCAAGCTGGGTAGCAACTGTAGGTTCATTCAACTGCAACGGGAACCAGATAAAAGGCAATACAGCCGGCGTCGATAACACCATGTTCTATGCGAATCCAAAGCTTGGGATCACGACAGTGGGGGTCAATCAGTTCGCGCAGGCCGCGATGGGAGTTGTCGGAGGACGTAGCGGTCCAGCGGTTTTTGTCACCACTACTACGGCATACGTATGCACTGAAACTGCAACGACCCTGACAATTTCCATCGGAGACAGCACCGGGATTATCACAAATCTTACGAGCGTGGGAATCACGGGCGTGGCTGGGGATATTGTCAGGTTGGAAGTCATCCGCGGATTATACGGGGCAACGAACACGTTGAATTGCTACCAGAATACTGCGCCACCGGCTGTTCCCACACTGACCATTCAAGACAACACTTACCAAACAGGATTTCCAGGCCTGATTATCAACAACAATACGACTGTGCGTATCGACAATTGGTCTGGTGGATACTTGCAGTCGATCGCAGAGTTGAGTACCGAGCAGGACTGGACGCAGCCGCAGCACTTCATCGGGCCAGTCACTGTTGGGCCGACGAATCCGGTGGCGGGAGCGCTGGCGGCGAACACTCTCTATGCGCCGCTCATCAATGCGAACGTGATCAAGACTGGTAACGCTGCGCCGACATGTTCAAGCACTGGCCTTGGCACCGGAGGAACTTGCGGCACTTTCGCTACTGGCTCCGACGACATCAGCGGCGTTTTCATCATGACGGCAGGCTCAACGGCTGGGAACACAGGGACGATCACACTAACCTTCAACGTAGCGAGCGTCGGCAATGCGTTCTGTGCTATCTATCCGTCGAACCAAACTGCTGCCTGGGCTTCAACCGCAACGAGTTTCCCGATCTTCGGCACTTCGACGAATCAGGCGGTATGGGCGAATGGTGGTGTATCACTTGTGAACACGAATCAATACTCGGTGGGATACCACTGCGATAGGCACTGAAAATGAACTTTGAGTCTTTACATACCGAGGGAGGTAAGCTGTTCATTACTCTAGGACTGTTACTATGGCTCTCGCTTATTGCTGTAGTCATGCATTTCTTCGGGAAAGATCCGAACGAGACTGGTAGAGTACTATTGAGTAATGCTTTCACGTCGCTGATGACATTACTCCTTACCAAGTTGGGGAAGGAAAAGCCGTGAGAAAACTGTTAATTTTGTTAATGATTGCGTCGCCGTGCTTCGCACAGAACGTTCGTAAGGACGATATTGCAATCCTTGCAGTTCGGCAGACGTCGGGAGCTGTGTTCCTTCAGCCTATCAATGGAGCAATCATTACGGTCGGCAAAGGCATTGGCTCTTGTACTGTGACCAGTACACCTTCCGGTAGCTCTGGTTCTTGCTCGCCCCTTGCGAGTTTGTGCTCTTCGCAGACCGACGCGGTGTGTATTCAAACAAATCCGACTAACTCCGACGTTAACGGAAACTATGGCTTTTGGGTTCTCCCAGGGACATATCAAGTAGCTATCTCGGGGATTGGAGTTACAGGTAAGGTCATAACCTATGCTCTCGGCTGCGACCCTACTCAGCCCTGTACTCATACAGGAACCATGACTCTCTCCGGAACCTTCACGGCAGGTTCGGTCGGCTCTTTGACGTCGGCTTCTGCGAATCCTGCTCAGACGGGGGTTCTTCGTCTTTCTAGTAACGTTGATGCGATTGAGTGGCGTAACAATCTCAACTCGAACGATATAGGGCTGTCGAAGAATACCAGTGATTTCTTGGTCTACGGCGCTCCGGCTCCTGCTGGAATCCAAGCTGCCAATTTTTATGACACAACCTTAACCTCAGGGAATTGTGTCCAAGCGGCGGCTGGAGGTCAGCTAGTTACGACCTCGGGCGCGTGCGGGACGAGTACTGGCACACTCACCGCGACAGGCGCTCCAGTAGCGAACAATCTTGCGAAATGGTCTGGTGCTACGTCGTTGACGAATACGGACCTTGCTGGAGATGCGACTACGACGGGGACTTCGACGGTCACAGTCGTAAAGATAAATGGAAATTCCGTGCCGAGCGGAGCTGCGACAAATCAGATGCTTGTCGCTACTGGAGCGAACATCCTCGGCTTCACGACCATACCGAACTGTCTCGACTCGATCGGCCAGCATCTAAACTACAACAACGCGACTCAGACGTTTACGTGCGGTACGACCAATGTCACGAGAACAGGTACGAACTCCTCAGTGTGTTCGACGGGTAGTTCCTCTTACTCTCAGTGCAGTACGGTAATTACATGGAACAACTCCGGCTTTGCCGACACAAACTACGTCGCTACTTGCCAAGGCGTCGGGGCGTCTGGGTTCCCCTATATCGTAGGAAGCACGTCGCAGAGCGCAACGACGATTACGCTGACGGTCAGTAACGGAACAGCAAGCGGAGCGCAAGTCTCAAGCTACAGTTCAATAAGCTGTGTCGGAGTACATAACTAGATGCCAGTTCTTAGTCCATCCGGTGGTACGCTAGTTTTCCTGATCGGAGATCTGGATAACGAAGTGATTCTCCGAACAGAGAATCAGACGACGAACCTCGCCCGCGCGGATATCTGGCTCCGTGACGCGTTGCTTGAGATTACCTCCGACCCAGACTTTAGGAATGAGTTCGACCAGCTTGAGATCTTTGGCAATCAGTTTAATCTGACTCCGAAAACTCAGGAGTATCCAGAGGCTCCGAATCTTATCCCGGCAGGAAATATCAATGTAGCTACACTCGACGTTTTGATATGGCAAGACTTTCCAACGAACTTAATTCGTCGTAAGCTTCTGCCTTCGCATTATCAAAAAGCAGACAACTTTACACCGACCTTTTCGCTTCCTACAGAGTGGTATCGCTTCGGCACGTCGATAGGGTTTACGCCGATTCCAGACAAGGCATATCAAGTGCAAACGCGGATGCTTCAGATGCATCCGATCAATGACAATACGCTGAGTCAGACGCAGATTCTAATACCTCGAGACTGGAATGAGATATTGATTTGGGCTGCTGTGGAGCGTGGCTTCA